TCTTGTAGTTGATATGGCAGAACTCTCGTCCCTCCATGATTCGTGCGCTGATGTAGTCGCACATTTGAGTGTCCGTAGACGCTGATGTTGCAATAAATCCCATTGTATGTTATGAATACTTTTCTTCGATTCGGTTAAGAGTTTCTTTGCAACAGGAGAGCCACGCCTCCATGTTGACGAGAGAGATGCGCCCGTCTTCACGTCGTGCTTGCTCCTCTTCGAGAATCATGTCCTCGTTTTCAAGGTACTCGTTGAGGCCTCGCTGAAGGCAGTCAAGGACTACCATTTGCACGAGCGCTCCGTGCTTGTTGTACCCAGTCATGAGATGGCTCATGAACTCGTCGTTTGTCATTTGCTTGATGTTGTCCATCGGATTGCAATTTGAAGTTGAACATTGAGAGGTGTTGTATATATACTCTCTTCACTACGTTCAGAGAGAGTATATATACTAACACTCTCTATCATTGGAAGTCCCTCGTCGAGATGCCGAAAGGAGTCAGGTCAAGGTAGGTGTCCTCGTCGTAGGCGTCGCACACCAATGCGACAGCCTCGACGTCTCTGCACTCTACGAAGTAGAGGAACGAAAGCACAAGTTCTTCGTGGCACAAGCCACGGAATGGGTTGTAGTTCATGTTGAAGTTGATTGATGTAAGTTACTGATTGTCAATGATTTTCACTGAACTCTTGTTCAGGTTGTACCCCGTCCTGTACAGTTCGGAGATGGCATTCTTGATGGCTTCATCAAGGTTGTTTGCCTTGACTGTGCCCTTGGCCCAGTCGTCGCGGTCCCTGCCGTAGTAGCAGGAGTATTCGTATGTATTCATGTGAGTTTGATTTCGCAGTCGTTTTTGAAGTCCCAAATGGCTTCCTCTCCGCGCTTCTTACCCAAGGCGATCGCGTCTTCGCGGTCGAACACGATGTCGGAGACTTCGATGTAAACGTAGTCGTCGTCGTTCACCCATGCACCGATTACCTTTTGGTAATCGTTAGGGAAACTCAGTCGATTCTTGATGAAGGAGATTTTGAGTTCCATGATGTAGCGGAATTGGTTGAAAGACAACAAGTTGTTGTCTACCATCTCGCATGAGTCGGACGCTCCGCCCACTGCATACGCCTCCCGTGTGGGGTTGTAGCCGTTAAGGTCTTTGTCAACGGAGAATCCGTTGCCACTCTGCACGTTCATGTAGCGCAGAAGCATAAGGTCATGATGGTTCATCGTAGATGGTTTTTGAAGTGACACAGACGCCTCACGGCGTTTCGTCCAATCAGGACTCATCAGTGTGCCTGTGATTGATATTACATATCAATCAAGTCCTCCAAGGTCATCTGCTCAAGGCAGGTGAGTTCGTCCCACTCCGTGGTCGCACGGATGTGGTCGAAGGAAAGATGGCTGTCGAGGATGTCAGCAATAAGCTGACGGCGGATATCTGCAAATGTCTGCATGATGGTTGAATTGAAGTTGAACAATGAGAGAACGTTTCCAAGAGTGTCTTAGTATATCTACTCTCTTCACTACGTTCAGAGAGAGTAGATATACAAGACCTCTAAGGGGTTAGAAGGGGAGTTCATCCATGCTAACTTCGTTAGCAGGAGAGGAAGGCAGAGACGTAGTCTCCATGTGCAGGGCGAGCACCTGAGTCAGAGCCTCAATCTTGGCTTCCAAGGAAGCCACTCGGTCAGCTTCGCTGACACCAGAGGCAACCCTCTTGGCCTCAAGCTTCGCTTGCTTCTTGGCCTCGTTCTTGGCATCCATCTCTTTCAGAGATGCCTGAGCTTCCTTAACGGAAGCTGTCTTAGCCTTCTTCGAAGGCTTGACTGGACCAACTTCGTTGGTCTTGAGGGCCACCCTGTCTTGGCGGTCTGCCACCTTCTGAGAAGGTGTCCGCTTCGTCGTCTTACGACGACGCTTCTTGCCAGCCTTCTTCGAAGGCTTCTCGGCAACCTCTTCGAGGTTGGTTACCATCTCCAAAGCTTCTGAAAGAAGCTTGATGGCCAGAGCCTTACGGCTCTTGGTTGGACGGAAAGTTGCTTGGTTCACTGCCTTACGGCAGTCTTGGAAATTGAAGTTGTTCATCGTAGATGAATTTGAAGGTTACCCTAGAACCGACTCTCAAGGCTCTAGGAGATAGCAGTAGGGAGAGAGAGTCATAGACTCCTCTCTCTCTTCCTACTGCATCTCTACTCCACCACCACCTCATTCCTCTACGAAGTAGAGTAATGGTTGAAGCCGAATCTCGGTAGTCGCAGGAAGCCAACAAGTTGGCTACGCGGACTACGGCGAATGCACACAGCTCCGCCAAGAGATTTTGCTATTGAAATTAGTATTGCTAATAGCCTTAGCTATTAGGATTGTCAACACAAACCGATGGGTCAATGACCAGTCGTATTGGAGTATAACTCCAAGCAGTTGCATCGAAGGGTGTGATTGTCAGCGCATTATGCACAGGACAACGCGCTACTTCGTCGAAATCGTTGCTGCTTAAAGCGTAGCTTTAAGGCTTCAGCTCTAAAGAGCTGTGCCACAGGGTTCTAGGCAAAAAGCATAGTCAGACCCAAGGGGTCTGTCGAAGGGAGGGGGGTTCGAAAACTCGTTTTCGATTCGATGTCGGTCTTACACACAATACATATAATCCCCACCATAAACATTACTCCCAAAATTTTTTGCGATCATGCGGATTTCGCCACAAATCCGCTAACTATTGCAGTCTCAACACGTTATGCGGTGCTATTAAAGCAAAGCTTCGGGGTTGACTTTCTAAATTTTCTGTTATAACTTTGCGATTGTGAGAATGAAGCAGTGAGTTAGTGGGATGCTTGGAGGCATCCACACTGATACGGTTCTCATATTCACTGTTCAATTAGCGATAGCTGTGTTTTTTGCTAGACAGTGATCATATTGTGCTTTCTCGGGTAACTTTATAGTGTTATATTTGCCGTATGGCTAGAGCTAGAAGAAAAATGCGTCGTCAACTCATGAAAAAAATGAGGAAGGGGTATCTCACCCCTACGGAACGCGACGAATTAAAAGATCTCGACAGAGAAGTAAACCAACTTAACAGGCGTGCTGCCAGGAACATCGGCCTCGGAGGGGCCGCTGCCCTGTATATGGCTCAACAGTCTGGCGCTCTAGACTCTCTCGGTGATTTTCTTGACGAAAGAAAAGATATTCGAGAAAAGAGAAGGGCCGACAGGGCGACAGAAAAGGCTGAGGAGATAAAGACAAAGGATCAGCAGGGGGCCGTAGCCGCCTCTGAAAAATTTGCTTCTCAAAACATGGAGGATCTGATGGCCTCACTACCTAAAGATCCGTCTGATCCTAGCAGAAGAGATAAGAGAAAGAACATGAGGGCGGCAGAAGAGTCTGCGGCGCGTGCTCTTGAAATGGAGCAGCCCGAGGAGGAAGAAATTCCTATGACATTCTCGCTTCCTTCAGACTACAACCTTGATGAAATACAGTCGTCCTTTGTAAAGCAAGACGCAAAGGGTGGATACACACCATTCCTCAGAGCAATGAGGAACCGAATCAGAAGAAAGTTTAGATAATGGCCACACTGACAATTACAGTAAAAGAGGATCTCATCCTTAATGGCGCCCCCAAGGGTGGTGAGTTTGTAAAGAACATCGACGGCATCGACCAAGTTTACAGCAGGATTGTGGATGTGCCGAATGGTGCGGACACAGAGGTCCTTAAGATGGGGACGGCAGACGGTGCTGGTCAACTTATTGCCAGCAACGTCAAGTACCTGAGGCTGACAAACCTGGGAACCAACGACTCCAACTTTATAAGTCTCAGCTTTGAGGACACTGATACGGATCAATACTTTGTAAAGCTGGCAGCAGGTCAGTCATATACTTTGTTCAACGCAGATATCGATGCCAACGACGCATCTACGTCCACGGCCATAGGGGCAGACAACTACTTTGCGTCGAAGGGAACGATTGATTTGATCATGGCTAGAAGCTCTAGCGGTACTCAACAGCTAGAGGTATTCGCAGCCCTGTCATAATTATTATATTTGCATCATGTATCACAGCAACAAAAAGAAAAGAATGGCCATGGGTGGCAAGATGAGCTACGGTATGGGCGGAAAGATGGAGTATGGATTGGGTGGCGCCATTATGAATGTCGCAGGTAACGCCCTACAAGGAAAAGGGCTCGGCAGCGGCCTTTTTGAAGGAACCCTTAAGTCTTTGACGCCATTTGGTACAGTAGCTGGCGCAGGCAACCTGGCTCAGGGGCTTGGTCAAAAGTTCGATAAGCCTGGTCTTGAAAAAGTTGGATCTGCAGTTGAGAAAGGCGCCAACCTTGCAGGAGGCGTGAACGCGAAGTTGGCGGGTACCGTTATGGGCAAGATGGGGGTTCCAGGCGGAAAACAGATAGGCAATGCGGTTTCAAGTTTGTATGGAGGAGGTGCTGGAGGTGCTGGTGCGACGGTCATGCCAGGCGGTGCACCACAAGGAGGCCAGAACTTGATGAACATGCTTCAGGGTGCTGGAGGCGCAGGAGGTGCTGGAGGTGCAGGAGGTAATCTCTTGAATATGGCTACGCAGTTCCTGGGAGAAAGGGGGATGAAGGTTAAGCTCATGAAGAAGGGTGGCGTTGTATACGCAGAGGGCGGTATTGATATCCCCGAAGGAGAAGAAATGGAAGTTTCTATAACCCCCCAAGCAAAAAGACCGCTTGACAATGTCCTTTTCGGAGAAAGAGAAGAGCTTACCGATAGAGAGGGTAAGAGGGTTGGGGAGGTTTTTGAGCCAAGCAAGTTGAGAAAACTGTTTGGGGCCCCAGACGTAAAAGCCAGCTTCGAAGACGGAGGCTCTGTTTATGCGGAGGGTGGTATTAAGCTTATGAAGAGATCCATGGAGGAAGGTGGTGAAACCGATGACCCTCCTCGCGCAACTTTTTTGATGTCAAGAGAATCAACAGACCCTGAAGAATCTAGATTTATAGGAGGTACCGAGATACTTGGTGGAGACCCTCTTAGGGGTGACCTCATGGCTCAAAGACTGGGGTCTGAAACAACACAATCAGTCGCTGGTCTTGCACCTGTTATGTACGGTGAACTATACACTGATGAAGGCAAAGGGTCAGGCGAAGCCCCTGATCCTGAATCTCCAGAGGATCTTGCCCCGATATCTAGTCGTGGCCCAAGGGTTATTCGCTCTGGCTCAGACAAAGGGATTGTAGGGGGGATGAGACAAGCGGAAGAACCTAGGGATATGGAAACTTTTGCATATACCGCCAAAAAAGGATCTGGGGCTGGGATGAGACCAGGTAGAGGATTTGTGTCTACTGGAAAGGGGGGCCCAATGAAGCAGATTACGTTTACTCCTGAGTCTATGGCTGCATACCTATTTGAAAATCAAGGTCCACAAAAGCCATTCAAAAGCAAGGACGAGGCACTTAAGAGAGCTCAAGAAATGTACGACCAGGCTAAGCAGTCGAGGCCTGACGCAAAAGAGTATGACATCTTTGAGTTCATGAAGAGAGCATCGAGTCAACCCTTTGGAGGTGCTAGACGATAACACTACTAGGTGTTTGCGAATAAAAAAAGGGGCTTGCGCCCCTTTTTGTTGTATGTGATTTCTCTCAGTCTTGCTCCCATGGCAGGGGGGAGTTCAGGTGATTGAGGGTCATGATTGTCTCTGCAACCTGTCCGTGATTCTTTCGAATGTGAAGTCGGTTCCGCTGTGAGGATTCATCATCCATAAAGAGAGATCCTACTGCGATAACTGCGGCGAAGGCGAGGGTGATTTGCAACTTATTCATTGTGTAAAGGATTAAGGTATTAAACTGAATTTCGTAACTTTGAGCTGTTTGCTGATCTCATTGTATGGAGAAAAATCTATTGCCTCCAAATTGTAGATCGTAAAAATTCGTTAATCGATATGAAACTATCTGAGAATCTGTCTCTTGCAGAATGTACAAAAAGCAGCACTGCAAAACGATTGGGTATAAACAACACGCCAGATGATGAATGGGTTATTGAAAATCTTAGGGCAGTTGCGGGAAGTATCTTCCAACCTTGTCGCGATCATTTCGGGGTTCCTATATACGTGTCGTCAGGCTATCGTGGACCTGAGCTCAACCGTGCTATCGGCGGCTCGCTTCGTAGCCAACACATGGAGGGACGCGCACTCGATCTGGACTGCGATGTATTCGGAGGCATCTCAAACTCTGACCTCTTCAACTACATTCGAGAGAATCTGGAGTTTGATCAAATGGTTTGGGAGTTTGGCACGGACGATAATCCAGACTGGGTTCACGTTAGCTACGTTCGTGACGGTCATAATCGCAAGAGGTGCCTACGAGCTTGCAGGGATGATAATGGAAAGGTTTACTACGAAGTAATGTATAAGCAGCTATGATTGAAGAAGAGTTTGATGACATCAGCTTCCTGGATCAGGACAAGCTGAAGAAACAAGAAGACAAGATTGAGTCTGGAGAAATAACCTGCAACCTCGATTCACCCGAGGACTGCGAAAGCTGCAGCGGATAATGTTGGGTCTTGGTAAAGGACTGCCTTATGAAAAGGGCTATGCCTCATCAGCTCCTGCTGTATTGAACAGGTTTGGTCTTGCATTGGATGGTGTAAATCAAAGCGTAAGGTTTGTTGCATCTACTGCCCCCTCTACAGCTTTTGTGGAGGCTAACAATGACGATCAGTTTACACTAAATATGTGGGTTCGTTTCGCTGATAAAACAGCGGTGTCTGACATTTGGAACATGGGCGATTCGAGCAACTACAATAGATTGTTTTTAAGTAGCAGCGGATCACAGCTTAACTTCTGGTCCGCTCAGGGCTCTAATATTGCCTTTGCAACTCAAGCATCCGTTAGTCTTTCAAACGACACTTGGCACATGATTACCTTGGTCTGTACGAGGTCTACAAATTGGAGCGTCCAAATGTACTTGGATGGATCGGCTATAACGACGTCTGGAATCGTATTGCAGTCTCATGATGTGCATGAAAGTGGTAGTATTTTTCTTGCCAAGGCGCTAGGAGCTTCAAATTTCTATGAAATAGACTTCGATGAAATATCATTCTTTAAGACAGCTCTCAGTGCCGACAATGTCTCTTACCTATACAACAATCTGTTTGATCTAAATACATGGACAGAAACAACGGGTAAGCTAATGTGGTGGTACCGCCTTGAAAATAACACCTCGGATGCCACAGGTACCTTTAGTGATGGGACGTTGGTTAATAGCCCATCATTCCTTTCTGCTTCCAGTGTAACATTGCCATACAACTCATAATGACCTACACCATAATACCGACATCAGAGCTTACGGAAGAACTTGTTGCCGTTACCTCTCAGACATCCCTGGAGGATGTTAGAAGATCTGTTGATGGGGTAAACTGTATACTTAGTTGGATAGGATCTACCCCTGCAGCCTTGAGTGATAAAGACACATACACTCACGCGCAAATGCTCGCTTTGGTAAAAGACACTGAGGGGCAGTGGTACGAAGATTCAGTTATAACTCTCCCATAAGTTCTCTGTAAAACCTTTGCACCAGAAGTCTGGCTTTTTGAGTCAGACCATATCTAACCCTGTAGTTATACTTCGTCTCATCTCTGAATAGATGATCCTCGTATGTATCCGAGGGGGTTAGCTTGTCGAAGTGTTTGTATATATATCCAGCCTTTTGTAACGGGTAAATAACCCTGTTCGACAGATTGGTCTTGTTCATTTCCAGATCCTGAGCTGCATAGTCTATTGTAAAGAACTGGAGGTCATATCCCCAAAGCAGGAACTCCAGGTCTGAAAAAGATATCTCCCATTGGGATCTAACCTTCTGTCTCATCTGCTTGAGCCTCTTGAGATTGTTCCTTTTGATATACTTCTTATCTTGTCGACTAAAGTCTCGGAACATCCGTTTCTTGGGGACCTTGCTTTTTGGCATATTAAAAGAACTGTTATGAGGGAAGATGATTTTTTGATGGAGGTTCACAGACTGGCAATCGAGCTAGAATTGCTGATTGACAGATATGACCTGCGAGACAAAGTTTTGTCTATGATGGTTGTTGGTGTTCTTGACGCTCTTGAAGACGATAATGAGAAGTCTCGCATGAAAGCAATATACTCTCATAACATGCACGACGAATTAGAGCTTCAGACCGTCATTGACTTTGCCACAGAAACGTGGAGAGAAAACAAAGATATAGACAGAGGGCTTGACTTCGACGATCTGTTTGATGGATTGGGCATATCTTTGAACTAAAATTCAATATGGGCCTTATTAGAAAGATAATCATTGGGAGAGATCCCAAGGATGCTATGGCGTACTTCGTGGGGATGAGGGCAGGAGGAGGTGAGGTTAGCGCAATCGTCATGGACGAAGAACACTTAATTAGATACAGTCGTAAAAGATATCTCGTATATTTGCAACAGGACGGTAGCCAGGTGCTATGGAAATCTGTAGACGAGATGCCGTGCATAATTGAATACGACTGTAATTTCTAATCAATGAAAACCTTAGAGCTGTTTGTCGTTGAGTTGGAAAAACAACTCAAGGACACTATTAAAACGGACAGCGGTTTTGAGCTCTACGTAGACTCCAAGTTCAAAGACTTCGAGCATAGAGTAACCGATGGTCCAGTGGTGTGCTCGCCAATACGATACGATACAGGAGTCAAAGAAGGCGACACCTTGTACTTCCATCACCTTGTGGTTCTTAATGAGGGTCAAGTTCTCACGGGTGTAGACAAACACTTCCTTGTGAGGTACGATCCAGAGCACACCGTAAACAATCAGGCAATTGCCTACAAGTGTCAGGATACAGGAGAGATAAAACCTCTAGGGGGGTGGGCTCTTCTTGAGCACGTAGAGGAAGAGCCTGAAGAAAAAAGTGACATTATTGAAGTCGTAAACCTTAGGGAGTCTCAGGTAACTAAGGCCAGGGTTGCTTTCACAGCACCCTGGATTGAAGAGCTTGGACTAAAGGTTGGTGACGTGGTCGGCATCAAAAGGGATATGGACTACAAGATTTTCATCGACGACAAGCCGTATTACAGAACACGCGCAGAAGACCTACTCTATGTCGAGGAAGAAGTTCACAACGATTGAAGCTGCCGAGCGACTCATGAGGTCGATGGAGGTTGCCATTAACAATATGATCGATGAGATTAAGAAGCCTGTTGATCCTGAAATCAACGGGAGCGCACGCAAGGCGGAGCTGCAATCCATCAAACAGACGGCTACGGACGCAAAAGAACTGATCGTTGAAAGACAACGATTGGAGCAAATGATCAAAGACCTGCAGACAAATGGAGGAATTGAAGAAGCCAAAGACTACAGCGGAGGTTTCGCTGAAAGATTCTCTAAATGATTGGAAACAAATAGTATGGCAATACAATAGAACAGACTTCAAGTTCTGGGAGGAATCCTGGAACGATGAGTTTGAGGACTAGGTTGGTAATCGCCAGACGGCCCGCTACGAATAATGGGCAATCAAACTGGGGCGTAGTTCAGTTGGTTAGAGCGTCTGTCTTATACACAGGAAGTCACGGGTTCAAGTCCCGTCGCCCCAACCATGCGCCCGTAGCTCAGTTGGATAGAGCATCTGCCTTCTAAGCAGACGGTCACAGGTTCGAATCCTGTCGGGCGTACCAAATTAAATACAATGGCTAAGATTCAAGTAAACACCTACACGTCAAAGACTGTTCGAAGGAAAGGCGTTCACGCCAAAACAAAGCAGTCCAAGAACAAAAACTCTAAAAATTACAAGAAGCGATATGCTTCTCAAGGTCGATAACTATGGCAGAATACATTTGTGTGTGCGACGAAAAGCACGAAGAAGAAAAGAGTGGGGTGTCCATCAAGTTTGGAAATGATGGGGCTTATCACGACATCAAGTGCCCGTGCGGGAAGTACATGGAGGTAAAGAACCCCAAGTCAGGTGTTGCATCATTTAAGAGGAACCGATTCGGACAGGTGTTCTGATGTCTGTCCTCGTAGACATAAAAGATTATGATATCCCTGCTGTCTCAATTTGCCCCAACGGTACGCAAGGTGAGTGTATTGAACGTGGTGACCTACTCATTGTCCTTCCCGCTCAGCCTCCCGAAAAAGAAATTGAAGGATATGGCAAGCCAGACAACATGCAGCTGTGGCAAAGGCTTCCTATGCCTGAGGAATTGTCTCGTATTAAGAGTATGGATGAGTGGGGGGAAATGCCAAGGGAGTTCAGGCAAAAGTTTTCTCCGTATATCGAGGAGGAGTTTCGCCGTAGGCGTGAGGGTTTTTGGTTCTTTAATGCAGGTAGGCCTACGTATATAACGGGCAGGCACTACATGATGCTGCAATGGACGAAGATCGATATAGGCTATCCTTCGTATCTTGCATTCCAACGCGACATCTTTCTGCACATGGCAGCGTGTGAGGCGGACCCCCGATGCTTGGGTCAGCTATACACTAAGTGTCGGCGGAGCGGATACACCAATATCTGCTCTGCCGTCTTACTAGACGAAGCTACACAGGTAAAAGACAAGCTAATGGGCATCCAGTCCAAGACTGGTAAAGACGCCCAAGAAAATATATTCATGAAGAAGGTTGTGCAGATGTTTAGGCATTACCCCTTCTTCTTCAAACCCATCCAAGATGGTACCACGAACCCACGCATGGAGCTGGCTTTTCGCGAGCCGAGTAAGAGAATCACGAAGAATAATAAGACTTCGCAGAAGGGCGAGGCTCTTAATACGGTAATTAACTGGAAGAACACCACCAACAACGCATACGACGGCGAGAAGCTTCATCTGTTATATCTTGATGAAGCGGGAAAATGGGAGAGGCCTACGGACATAAGAGATGCCTGGAGGATTCAGCGAACCTGTTTGATCGTCGGTCGCAAAGTTGTTGGAAAGGCCCTGGTCGGAAGCACGGTAAATCCGATGGACAAGGGCGGAAAAGAATACAAAGATCTATGGGCGGACTCAGATCCCATGGATCGGAATGCCAACGGTAGAACAAAGAGTGGCCTATACAGGCTGTTCGTACCAGCTTATGAATCACTAGAAGGTTTTTTTGACGTACATGGAAGACCAATCATTAACGATCCTGATAGCCCTGTGGGCGGTCTTGACGGCGATAGCATTGTACAAGGGGCCAAGACGTACCTGAAGAACGAACGCGACAGCATGAAAGACAATCCGTCTGAGCTTAACGAGATAACCAGACAGTTTCCGTTTAGCGAGGACGAGGCTTTCAGAGACAGTATCGACGGTAGCATCTTCAACATAGGTAAGATCTATCAGCAGATACAGTACAACGACGAGCTGTACCCCAATCCCGTGGTAAAGGGAAACTTTATCTGGAAGGAAAAGGATAAAGAAGTAGTATTCTCTCCAGACCCCAATGGTAGGTTCCGAGTAGCGTGGATGCCACCTTCGGAACAGAGAAACGTAATACGTCGAGACAGAGGTAAGCTCGTCGCCCCCTTCGCAGATAGGGGTTGCGGCGGGGTTGACTCGTATGACCTCGATGCCACTGTAGACGGGAGGGGATCTAAAGGCGCGCTACACCTATACAACAAGTTCCACATGGACAATCCGTCCAACATGTTTGTCGTGGAGTATGCTTCACGCCCAGACTTGGCTAAGATATTCTACGAGGACGTGTTAATGGCTGCATTTTTTTATGGATAAGTACGGGATTGTAAGATACTTTGAGTCAAGAGGTTACGACGGATACTTAATGGATAGGCCTGCTCATCTCAGAACTCCAAACTCAAGGGTAAACGTAAAGACAAAGGGTATTCCGTCAAACTCTCAAGACGTTATTCAGTCTCACGCACAGTCTATTGAGTCCTACATCCACGATCATGTGGGGGAGAACTATGACACTGGGGACTACGGCAAAATGTATTTCAATCGCACATTAGAGGACTGGATAGGCTTCAAGATCAACGACAGAACCAAATATGACTTGACAATCAGTTCTGGGTTAGCTTTGTTGGCAGCTCAAAAAGTAAAACAAAAGCCAAAGTCTAACCTTTCGGAGAAGGTGTTTTTCCGAAGATATAAGACCATCGGCTGATTTATTATATTTGCAAAAATGTATAGTACTGGCAACATCAATAAGAAGGGTAGCTTTCCAGACCCCCTTGCCGATAGAGGTGTGAAGTCCTCAAAGGAGTATGGATTGCAGTACGCCAAAGCAATTTACTCTCAGTGGGGGAAGCAGACGGACTCTACTTCCCTTATGGGAAAGCGTAATAAAGTTTTTGAAAGAAACAGAGATTACGCAAACGGAAATCAAGACACGTCTATTTACAAGCAGCTACTTAACTCACTGTCTCCCAATAAAGGTGATGGCAGTTTGTTGAACCTTGACTTTACGCCAGTACCCATACTTCCAAAGTTTGTTCGCGTCGTTGCAAACAAGATATTGTCCCGCAACCCATATCCGAATCTGGAGTCGGTTGATCCTCTTTCTTCTTCTGAGAAGAACAAAAAGAAAGACAAGCTAAGGGTTCAAGTTGAGAATCGAGCCGCCCTTATGACTCTCAAGGAGTCTACTGGCCTGGTCTTAGACATGGACCCAGAAGAACTGCCAGAGTCTCTTGAAGAGGCAGAAATCTTTTTGGACACAAACATCAAGACTGACGCTGAGGTTGCTGCACAGATTGCAACCAACATGACGCTGCAGTGGTCGAACTTTAACGACACCACATACAGGAGGTGCGTCAATGACATTGTTAGCTTAGGTTTGGCAGTCACAAAAAGAAACAACGACCCCTCCTATGGCATTGATGTTCAATATGTTGACCCAGTCAACTTCGTCCATAGCTACACAGAGGACCACAACTTTGAGGACCTTGTATACGCTGGGCATGTAGAGAGAATATCGATAGGCGAACTCCGAAGGAGAATCGGTGGGGAGATGAGTGAAGAAGACTTTAAGGAGATTGCGGAAAAGGTAAAGACCAACGCGGGAAACAATCCAGCTGAATACAACAAGACCCGTTACGATGAGCGCATGCAGCGCACTGAGTACGGGTATGACAACTATATGGTTGACTTGCTTTCTTTCGAGTTTATCTCTGTTGACTGTATTTACTTTGAAGAAAAGGAAAACAAGTTCGGGAACACAAACTTCTACATGAAGGGGTTTGAATACAAGGAGAGAAAAAACTCAGTATTCGAAAGAACCCCCCACAAGATGGAGGTCGCCTCTGTTTATGGAGGTAAGTACATTATCGGAACCGACAAGGTCTTTGACTATGGCCCTATGAAGAACGTTCCTAAAAACGTTCACGACATCAGCAAGGCAAGGATGTCTTACTCCGTGGCTGCGACAAACATCCGAAGGATGGTCCCCAAGTCCATGGTGGAAAGCTGCACGGGATTTGCAGACATGCTGCAGCTTACGCACCTCAAAATTCAACAGGCAATAGCCAAGGCTAAGCCTGACGGGTTGATCATTGATATCGAAGGGTTGGAAAACGTTCAACTCGGAAAGGGCGGAGAGCTTCAGCCTCTTGAGCTTCACGATATTTACGAACAGACGGGTGTCTTCTATTACAGAAGTAAAACTCCAGAAGGGGCTCCGTCAGCGCCACCGATTCAGCAGATCCCAAATGCAATACGCAACATCAATGAGATGATTGCGTTGTACAATCATTACATGCAACTGATTCGCGACACAACGGGAATTAACGAGCAGATGGACGGAACAACGCCTAAGGCTGATGCGCTTGTTGGCGTTCAACAGATTGCAATTCATCAGGGCAACAACGCTATTCACGACATTACTAATGCAGCCCTGTCCCTTTACAAGAGGGTGTGCCAGGATGTTGTTAAGTGCATTCAGATTGTTCCAGAGGGCTCGGTTCTTTACAATGTTTATGCCAACGCTATTGGCGATTCAAACATGGGTGTGCTTAGTTCGTTTAGAGACTTGCCTATGTACAACTTCGGTGTCATGATTGTGCGTGACATGGAGGACAAGGACAAGGAGTACCTTGAGCAGAACATTCAAATGGCAATTCAGCAGGGACAGATTGACCTTGAGGACGCTATGTCGATTAGAAGTATGAAGGACGTCAATCAGGCTGAAAGACTTTTAATCCTTCGTAGAAAGAAGAGAATGAAGGTTCAGCAGGAGCAGGCAGCGCAAAACTCTCAGGTTCAGTCTCAGTCGGCTATGCAGGCACAGCAACAAGCAGCTCAGTCTGCTCAACAGCAGACTCAACTTGAGGCTCAGGTCAAGCAACAAGAAATGCAGATGAAGCATCAGTTTGAGATGCAGCTTCTTCAGGCTAGACACGAGATGAACAAGGAGCTTGAGATGATCAAAGCCCAAGCGACTCTTGGCTTCCGTGAAGACGATCAGAACTTCAAGGAGAAGATCGAGGTCATGAAAGAGCAGAACAAATCAGAAAGACAAGACAAACAACTGGAATCTAATGAGCAAGCAGAGCCTCAAGGATAAGCTAAAGAGATATGGACTCTCTGGGCTCAACAAGCCTAAGAGATCCCCCAAGGGGAAGAAGTCTCATGTGGTTGCTGTTAGAAAAAACGGCAAGATTAAAATTATCCGCTTTGGCGAACGTGGAGCTAGCACGGCTGGCAAACCTAAGGCTGGAGAGTCTGCTAAGATGAAAGCTAAGCGTAAATCGTTCAAGGCTCGTCACAGAAAAAACATAGCCAAGGGTCCGACAAGCGCGGCGTACTGGGCAAACAAAGTCAAGTGGTAATGAAAGTTCTCAAGAAAAAAATATCAGTAGACCCTCCTAAGGGATATCACTGGATGGAAAAGGGTGGTAGATACTACCTCATGAAGGGAGATTACAAACCTCACGCTGGCGCCGTAGCTAAGGCTCAGTTCAAAACAATAACCCATGGCAAAGGCTAAGAAAAAATTCCCAGACCTGACTGGTGACGGCAAGGTCACTTTTGCAGACGTCCTCAAGGGGCGTGGCGTCAACCGCAAGCAGATGGCTGGAGGCAAGGTCGAGATGAAAAAAGGTGGCAAGACCAAAAGCAGAGTCAATGAAGCAGGCAACTACACCAAGCCTGGCATGCGTAAGCGTTTGTTCAACAGAATCAAGGCTGGAACCAAGGGCGGAAGAGCAGGTCAGTGGTCTGCACGCAAGGCTCAGATGCTAGCGTCTGCATACAAGAAAGCAGGAGGCGGATACAGAAACTAATGCCTAAGCTTAAGAAGTCACAGAAGTCTCTAAAAGACTGGGGCAGCCAGAAATGGATGACCTCGGGAACCCACGCGAACAAAAAGCGCGGCAGTTCCAAAGAGGTTAAGTCCAAAGGTAAAAAGAGGTACTTGCCCAAAGCGGCATGGGACGCTTTGACCAAAGGAGAGAAGGCTGCTACAAACAGAGCTAAGGCAAAAGGCAGAAAGCAGTTTGTTAAACAGCCTAAGTCCATTGCTAAGAAAACTTCGCGTTACAGATAATTACTATATTTGCAGAAATAACACAATACAAAAATGGCTACTACAACCGCAACTATTACGCTCTCTAGCTCAGATCTTACTGGAGATGCTTTGTCTCTTAGCTCGACAGCAACGCTGACGAAGGCTGATAGCGCAACTGGATTGGATCAAACTACGGGCGTTGCTCGCAAGTTCTTTGCTTCAGCTCAGGCTAACACAAATCTCATCGCTGCTGCCGATTACTCGGCGTCGAAGGCTCACAAGGTGTATATCAAGAACACCTCAACCAGCAACTCCGAGTTCATCAAAGTTGAGCTCGGTGGATCTAACACTTCCCTTGGAAGACTCTACGGAGGTGACTGGCTGTTCATGCCTTACGACGGGGAGAACGACATCGACATCGACACGTCTGCAGTCAACATGACTGTTGAGTACTTGGTAATTTACGAAGCGTAATGGCCACAGTAAACGTAACATTGGGCGTCAGCAGTCCTGACGTTCTTAGCACCACTGTTGCGTTGAGCGCCTCTGCATCGCTTACCGTAGACTCTGGCACGATCATTCGCGCCAAGGTTGCTGCAACTAGCGGAGGTGGCAGTGGGGTTACTGTATACAAGGCGGACGACAAGACGGTCTCAGCTTACGTGTTCGTAAGAAACCTGG